GGTCGAGGGGTAAGGGGGTAGTTAGGGCAGCGGGGTCCAAGGGGGCCGCAGCTGCGAGGAGTTGAGGTGTGGGGGGTGGGGTGAAGGGCAGAGGGGTGGTGAGAGCCTCAGGTGGTACGGTGAGGGTCTCGGCGGGGGGGGCTTTTGGATGCAGGCCAGTGGGCGCGGTGATTGCAGCCCTGTTATAACTGGTCCATGCGGGGGGGGGGTTTTTGCACCAACCGGCATAAGGCTCGGTGATGACACGATTGCCAGGGAGGAAGAACTGTGCGAGCTCCTCGGCAAAGATAACGGTGTAAGGGATAGTCTCCCGAGACAAGACGGTACGCCAGAGACGGCCGGAGGTTGAATGCTCGGCGGCGGCCTCCGCGAGGCTGGAACTCTTCAGGATGTTCAGCCCGTGAGTTGATCGTGAAAGTGCCGCATGGACACTTCCCTTCGCGACGGCTCGAGCCATGGGCTTGTTCAGCTCCACGGTGTAGGGCTCGCGGAAAGTTTTGCCCTGAACAGTGACGGCAGAAAAGGACTTTGTTCCTGTCGTGCAGAGGAGGTCAACGTCGGAACGTCTGCACGTAACGACTGGCTGGTGTGGAGGGATGCTGTTGACCGTGTTGATGAAACCAACACGCTCATTAGCACTCTTGACCATCCACAGGTCGGAGAGGGTTCGGAAGAGGCGCCAAGTGTACATGTGGTACTCCTTGACGAGCGGCAGAAAGTAGCGGCATTCAGGGAGCAGTTCATTCAGAGTAGAACGCTCAGAAGACTCATAGCGGACGCCCTGGCAGTGGTCACCTAAAATGATGACAGTGCGCAGGGATGGGTCGGCGGCGAGGGCGAGGTCGACATATCCAGGGGGTAGCTGGCTTATCTCATCGACGATCAGGATATCGGCCGTCTTCAAGAGGTTAGTCTCGTAGGTGCCGTATCGGAAAGACATGCGGTTATCGCAGTCGCCCTTCCAGTCGTCTCGGTTCTGCTCAGTGGGGCAGGCTACCTTAAAGTTAATCTCGCTATTTCTAACGAGTTCCTGAAGTGTGTATGACTTTCCGCAACCAGGCATTCCATAAAGGACTGCGATGTCGACCTGGGGGCGGTCCTGGTGGTGGCGGTAGCGGTCGACGAGAGCGTCCAGGCGCTGGAGGTATCGGCGGTCGATACTCTTGCCCTGGGAGAGGTGGAGGGTGCCCGTGATACCGGCCTTCATCTCGCGAACGAGACGCTTGGCACGGTTGGGGTTGTGGATATACTTGCTCCAGTTGAGAGCTGGAGCAAAGTGGTTTGGGTCCTTGCGCCTTTGGGCAGCCAGAAACTTTGCGTAGCGCTTCTGGAAGGCGACTGTCTTTGAGTGGTAGTCTCCCTGCTTGAAGAGGAGACTATTGCTGGGGGTGGAGCGTTTACCCTTGCAGGCATGGAGCGCTTGCTCAAGGCGCTTCATGATCTTGCTCATTGGTCCGACGGTGGCCGGGTCAGTGACAAGAGCCTCATAATGGTTGCCGCTATGGTTAACCAAGATGGGATTGTCAGACTCGCCAAACGCGAAGGACTCCTCGGCGGTGACGAGGCAAGAAGGGGCTGGCTGGTTGGACATAAAAGCCATCAGCACGCGGGTGTCCAAATTTCCCGACGTGATGGGTGAGTCGTAGGTGGCGTTGCTGAATCGCTCTTCTATCCAGCGGCAAACGAAACCTTCAGGTTGATTGAAGGCTCGAGCCAGGGCAGCAGTTCCGCAGCTAGGCTGACAAGGCCGAACTGCGGAGTTTGGTTTGCGAAGGGAAACGTAGTAACCTTCGGGGAGATTGGGATTTAGGCGCATGAGTGGGGTGGGCTCATCGCCGGTGGGGTCGCCGCGCTCATACTCCATCTGTGCCTCAGCAACAGTGGGGACAACGGCCGCGCCTGTATAGCGGGACCATTCCAAGCAGATGTGGCAGGGGGCATCGGTGGAAATAGGGAAGCCGGCGGTGCACTTCCGCTCGGCTGAAGGGGTACCTGGGTGTTGGGCGCAGGAAGGGCAAGCGGACTTGTGCATCTTGCGGAGGGTGGACATGGTGGTGGGTAGAACGTCCAGGACCTCGACAGGAAGGGCTGGAGTGGAGGGGGTGGGTGTTGAGGGGGGAGTGGTGGGGAGGGGGGTGGTGCTGTCCGCGTCAATTAGGTCAGGGACGCCTCCCTGGGCGACTATCCAGGCTTGGGGATAGGTTCGCGCGGTTAGGGTTTGGACCGACTTGCATCTGACAGCAATTCGGTACCGAGGGGGGTCTAGGTAAGGCCTAAGCAGAAAGTATAAATAACAATCTGAACCAAAAAAGGCAAATGGGATGAGGACCGGACTCAAAAGGAGGACCAGGTGGATAAAGTCCCGGTAAATATATCCAAGGTTGGGTAGTAAGAAGGGCTCCAGGTAGCCGATGGTGCTCAGATGGGGATCCATAAACCAGGCAATTGCACTGGGGAGGAGGATCAGCTGGACGTGACCGGTTGGGGGGTCGGACGGTCTCACGCCGGGAGGGGGGCCTGGGAGGTAGATGGGTGGGAGCTGTGCGGCGGTCGCAAAGCTGCTATTCAGGGGGAGATGGACTGTGAAATCGGGTCGATCTCCAGCCATCGAAAGCAAAACCAACGCCAATCTTACGGTGAGGAGGGCCAAAGCCACTTTCCATCCCCACTTCCGGTAAGCCCAAACAAAAAGAATAAAAAAAACCAAAATAAGCAAACCATACAAAAAGTAATCAGTCTGCGGAGGAGTGGGTGGCATGGGGGCCGGCACATGAACGGAGTCATCAAACGCTCGAACCAAAGGCTCCAAATGATAAAAAATGGGGCTCTCAAGGTTCGACGGGGTGCCGGGGGGAAAAGTCGGGACCCAACGAACAAGGGCTCCACTCCAAAAAGAGACATGATACCAACTATAAACCCAAGCTGAAACAAATGAGACCAAAAAAAGAGCGGTAAAGGTTTCAATGCGCAGGATCCACTTTACCATTGGAAACTGGCTCATATAGGTGACGCGGTCTCCTCCAAGACGTACGTCCGCCACGTTGCTGGCAGTAGTTGCCATGTGGTCAATAGCATCGTTAGTGATCCAGGGATGTTTCTTCTGGATCTCCTGGCGACACTTGGCCATGGTGGTGGTGAACGGGGCCTTCTGGAGGTGGCGCGCGTGCCTAATTATCTCGTCGTACGAGGCCTTTGGTACGATGCGGTCATGGATGGCGCGAGGGGTATTTGAGGGCAGGCGATAGGCCTCAGGAGTGAGGTAATGCCTAAACCGCTCGACTATGGGTGCGCGGTCCCGGGAGACGGAGAAGAGGTGATGGGCATAGAAGCTCTCGACCTTATCTACAGTGTGACCGTCAACGTCGTTGATAGACAGCCAGTTCAGGGAGTGGTACGGATGCATGTAAGTGTCATCGGCACGTCCCTTAATGTGGTAGTCATAGTGCTGGTTGCGGTACTCCAACTGGTACAGTTGGGGGTAGAGTGAGGGAGAGCGGGTCAAAGCCTCGGGGGGAAGGATAGCGGTAAACAGTATCCTGGTTACGGTAGGGTAACGCAGGAAAAGATGCGAGATGTCGGTGGGGGTTAGGTAATGGCCTGCATCATGCAGGAACAAGGTGTCCGACTCAATGGTCTCGGGCAGGCAGGACGTGTACGGTTTCCGGTACCGGCTGCTGTCCCGATTGGTCAGGGTGGGGTTGAACAAGGATATCTCTTCCTTGCAGACCTGAGCGAGTGTTCGTGTCTTACCGTCCTTGCTAAAAAGGATCAGGTTGTTCTGGCCAAGGTGGGGAGGAAGTACAGTGTACATAAGATGCTCCTCAATCATCTTGTGTAGGGCGTGGCGGTGAGGCTGTCCTGGGAGAATGGTAGCGTGCATCCCGACGTCGGCTGCGAATTGGGCCTCATGGGGTTCCAAAGTCCAGCGACTCTTAGCCAGGGTCTTGCTTAAATTCTCATTATGCCGGATCACCATGTCGGCGGAGAGCGACTCAGCGTGGATGGTGCCCTGCAAGAACTCAAAAGTGCTCTTGAAGGGGTCCACGAAGCCAAAGTAGTGGTGTGGGTACCTGGAGATCAGGTCCTGGAAGCCACCAAACTGGTATCCAGGAATGAAGTCCAGGGAAAGGTGGTATGTGTTGGCCCGGGAGCGGCGATAGTAGACCATAGTATCAGACTGATCGCGACCAAAAAGCCAGAGAGCCAAATTGCCGAAGAGCTCGCGCCCCTTAACAAGGGGTTTCATGACGCGCGCGAGATCCTCCTGAAGCTCCCTGGACTGGTATCCATGGTCGAAAAAAATGCCATCAACGGTGCCGTCGGGATTGATCTTGTAGTTGTCTAGGAGGTCCTGAAGGTCAGGGACGGTCCCATTGGCAGAATTGGCAGGGAGGGTGAATAGGCTCATCCAGCAGTATCCAGGTTCATCAGAAGAAGGGGGGGTCCAAGCAGAATGCCAGCGAGACATATACTTCAGCCTGAGAGCTCGAAGCTGCTGCTTGTAGAAGCGGCGAGCAAGGATTCTCTGGCGTCGGGAGGTGTCTGGCTTGCCGTAGCAAGGGGCGAGGGGCCAAAGGTGAGAGGAGGCGAAGATGAGTACACCGAAATAGTAGAGGAACCAAAGAGCAGTGAGGTAAAAGAGCAGGTTCCAGAGCTCAGGTACCAGGGGGTTAAGGGGGTAG